TGTTGTTCTTGTCCGTGGCAAAGATGTGAAATCGTCTTGACCCTTGCACCCCTTCGGGGGTGCTTATTTTTAACTGTAGTTAATCTTGTTTCACAATCAATCTGTTTCTTCGCATAATTTTGCGATGGTTCCTAAAGCGGATATTCCGCGTTCGCGTTTTTCGATGCAGAAAACGCTTAAGACCACTTTTGATAGTGGTTACTTGGTTCCCATCATGTGTGAGGAAGTTCTTCCGGGAGATACGTTTAATGTCAACGTCACCATGTTTGGTCGCCTTGCGACTCCGATTTTCCCGGTCATGGATAACCTCCATCTCGATTCCTTTTTCTTTTTTGTTCCTAACCGTCTCGTGTGGAACAATTGGGTTAAGTTTATGGGGGAGCAGGATAATCCTTCCGATTCTATTTCTTACACTATCCCTCAACAGGTATCGCCTTCCGGTGGATATGCTGTTGGTTCCTTACAAGACTATTTGGGTCTACCGACTGTTGGACAGGTCGCGGCTGGTAATACAGTTTCACACAGTGCGCTACCTGTGCGCGCCTATAACTTGATTTATAACCAGTGGTTTAGGGATGAAAACCTTCAGAATTCCGTTGTTGTCGATAAAGGTGATGGGCCGGACACCTCACCCAGTACTAATTACACAATCCTTCGACGTGGCAAGCGTCATGATTATTTCACAAGTTCGCTACCTTGGCCCCAAAAGGGTGGTACTGCAGTAACCCTTCCTTTGGGTACTTCGGCGCCCATTAAACCCGACGGTACTCAGATTCAGATGAAGGGGCTTACGTCGGGTAATACTCGTAATATTCAGGCTACTGGCGGTTCTGGTCAATATATTGGTCCTAGTGCTACTTTTACGAATAACGAGCCTTTGGCTTTTGGCACTAATACCGGTCTTTATGCCGACCTGTCTGCTGCTACTGCAGCTACTATTAATCAGCTTCGTCAGTCTTTTCAGATTCAGAAGCTTCTAGAGCGTGATGCTCGCGGTGGTACTCGGTACACGGAGATTTTGCGTGCGCACTTTGGCGTTATGTCTCCTGATGCTCGTTTGCAGCGGCCTGAGTATCTTGGCGGTGGTAGTACTCTTATTAACGTGCAGCCTATTGCTCAGACTGGCGGCACTGGTGCTTCTGGCACCTCTACTCCTCAGGGTAATTTGGCGGCTTTTGCTACTTATCTAGCTGGTGGTCATGGATTTACTCAGTCTTTCGTTGAACATGGCCATGTTATTGGTTTGGTTGCCGTTCGAGCTGACCTTACTTATCAGCAGGGTCTACGTCGTTTCTGGTCTCGTTCTACTCGTTACGATTTTTATTTCCCTGCTTTTGCGATGCTTGGAGAGCAAGCTGTTTTGAACAAGGAGATTTATTGTGACGGTTCGTCTAATGACTCTAACGTGTTCGGTTATCAGGAGCGTTGGGCTGAGTATCGTTACAACCCGTCTCAGATTACTGGCTTGTTTAAGTCTACTTCGTCTGGAACTATCGACCCGTGGCATTATGCTCAGAAATTTACGAGCCTTCCGACGCTTAATAGTACTTTCATTCAGGACACTCCGCCGTTGAGTCGTAACTTGGCCGTTGGTGCTTCTGCTAATGGACAGCAGCTTCTTCTCGACGCTTTTTTCAATATTAATGCTGCGCGTCCTTTGCCTATGTACTCTGTGCCTGGTTTGATCGACCATTTCTAATATGGCTGATATTCTTGGAGCGCTTGGTAGTGGGTTGCTTGGCTTTTTTGGCCAGCAGTCTGCTAATTCTGCCAATGCCGCGATTGCTCAGAAGCAGATGGATTTCCAAGAGGAAATGTCTAATACTGCTTATCAGCGTCAGGTAAAGGACATGGAAGCGGCTGGGTTGAACCCTATGCTTGCTTACATGAAAGGCGGGGGCGCTAGCACCCCTGCCGGTGCTTCATACCAATACCAGTCGCCGGTGACAGCGGCAGCTGGTGCGTATGAGAGCTATACAAGAGGTCAGAAGTCTCAAGCTGAGACTGAGACCGAAAAGCAGCGACCTGGACAGGTTGCTGCGCAGACCGCTACTGAGCGTGTCAGGCCGGGTCAGATTACAGCTGAGACTAACCGGACTGAAGCTGAGACTGAGGTTGCTAGAGCAAGATTGCCTCAAGTTGAAGCAGAGACTCAGCGTACTCGCGCTGATACTGTTTTGAAGCAGGCTGAGACTGCGCTGCGTACTGTGTCTGCTGACCAGGCGCGTACTCAAATTGGACTGATGGAAAATCAGATCAAGGAGATTAATGCCCGGATTGGGCAGATTACAGCTGCCACTACACAGAGCGAAGCTCAGACGCGTAATTTGGATGCTTCAACGGCTAAGATCGTTGAGGAAACCAAGAATTTGCCGTATGTTCAGCAGCAGCTGGTGGCTATTGCAGCTGAGCTGCAAGCGCGTATTCCGTTGATTAATGCTCAGACTAATACTGAGCGTGAGCGCGAGAATATGACTTTTTGGCTTGGCGGTAAGGCTATGCGTGAAGCTAACATCATGGATTACGACATTAAAGCTATTTTGGAGTCGGATAACTTTCGTCGCCAGTTTGGCCAATATGACCGTGCTTTTGAGGGCATGATGCGTTTTGCTAATTTGATTTCGGTTATGAGTTCTCGTCGTCGTTGACTTTTGGAGTATTTATGAAACCCCCATTTCTTCGTTCTGCTTTTAATTACGACATGAACCAGGTCTCGGATGAGACCGGTTTGTCTTGTCCGGATGCTTCGCTGACTCAGCAGCAATTCCGTGATGAGTGTGATATCAACACTATCGTTGACCAGTTTATGAAGTCTGGTCATTTGCCGACCCCTGTGTCGATGCCTCAGTACATTGACTATGAAGGTGTGTTTGATTTCCAGACCGCCATGAATGCTGTCCGCGCTGCGGACGAAAACTTCATGCGGATGGATGCCAAGGTCCGTGCACGGTTCCATAACAGCCCCCAGGAGTTCCTCGAGTTTTTTGCGAACCCTGAAAACGCCGAGGAGGCGGTGCGCCTGGGTCTGGCTGTTCCTACTGCTAAGCAGGGTGGTTCTGAGACCACTTCGGAGCCGGCGCAAGCCGGCGGGGCAGCGTCCTAGCTGCTGACGGGGACAGTTCTCTACTTGATGTAACTGTCCCCATTGACACCATTCTTTTTTTCTGCTCTACTGGAGTTCATCATGAAACCTCTTAAGCGTTCTTACGTCAACAAGTATTCGTCTGCTTCTACGTTTCGGCACCATGTCGGCCGCACTCAGCTGGCCAACGTCGTTGCTGCTCCTATGCGTGGCGGTATTCGTCTGTAAGCGTGTGTACTGCCCAGTGGACGCACCCCAGTCATGGCCCCATCAAATGCGGGTCGTGTATGGAGTGCCGTCTTGCCTACTCCCGGGAGTGGGCGATTCGCATCACCCACGAGCAAAAAATGCATTCGGTGTCTTGTATGCTGAACCTCACGTATGACGATGACCATTTGCCCAAGTATGGGCAGCTGGTGAAGTCTGATTTACAGCGTTTTTTTAAGCGTATGCGTAAGGCCGGTTATAAGTTCCGTTATGTTGCTTCGGGAGAATACGGAGATGTCTCCAGGCGTCCTCACTTTCATATTGCGCTGTTTGGAGTGGATTTTAATAACGATCGTCGTCTTTTTGGTCGTGCTGCTGGTGGCGACCGGACTTTCGTTTCTGATGCCGTTTCTAGGCTTTGGCCATTCGGCAACCACTTAATTGGTACTCTAAATTTTGAGAGTGCAGCATACATTGCCCGTTATATTTTGAAAAAAATTAAGGGGCCTAACGCATCTCCTCTGCCATTGCACAAGGATCTCGAGTCGGGGGAGATCGTTTTCCCTAACCCTGAGTTCATGTGTATGTCGAAGGGGATAGGTAAGTCCTGGTTTCGGGACTATTTTATGTCGGATGTTTTCCCTAATGCTGGCGTGATTACTCAACAAGGTTCTCGCGCACCAGTTCCTCGTTACTACAAAAATCTTTTGAAGGAGGTTGGCGCTGATCTAGCTTTGGATATGCAGTTTCGCTCATCGGTTCGTGCCGATATGGAAGTTGAGCGTAACGCCTTTGAAAATCTTCCGCATCGCAAGTTGGCCAGACACACGGTAAACGTGGCTCGTTCTGGCCTTTCAAAACGTACTATTTAATTAAGGTCAAAAATGATTCAATTTGTTGTTGCTATTAAAGATCGTGCTGCTGATGTTTTTGTGCAGCCTTTTACTGTTGCTCACCGCAACATTGCGGTTCGTGATTTCACTGATCAGGTGAATAACCCGGAGTCTATGCTTTCTAAGCACCCTGACGATTATGATCTTTGGCTTTTGGCTGAGTTCGACAATAATACTGGTGTGTTCGATGCCGCTGGTGGAGCTGTTGTTCTTGTCCGTGGCAAAGATGTGAAAT